CCCCTGTGCTGGATGAAGACGGCAATCAAATTCGGTATTGGGATGACAACGCTGGTGACTACGCCTATCAATCCACCCGCAACGAGAACTACGACAGCGAACTGGAGCAATACAACTCAGCCCAGGCTGAGATTCAGCGCAGACAGCAGGTCAAGGACCAGCTAGCAGCCCAGGCCGCCGAACGGGAGAACATCCTCAAGGCCCAGCAGGCGCAGGCCGTTGAAATGGAACGCCAGCAGGCGGAAATCGTCGCCCAGCAGCAAGCCCAGGCGACTCAGTTGCAGGCCCAGCAGACGGAGCGGTTGGCTGGCATTCGCACTGCCGGTTCAGCTGTCACCCAGTCGTTGCAGATCCTCGGCAAGCAACAAACCAAGCAGGCCCCAACCGCTGCTGCCACAGCACAGGGAGGCAGGAAGGCCGCATCCCGAATGGCCCCAAGTTCAGGACTGCGCATCGGATCAACCCAGGCCGGTTCTGGTGCTGGCGCAAACGTCGCTATTTAGTCATGCCAACTGCCCAACAGCGATACAGCACCCTTGAAGGGGACCGTAACTACTACCTGGAACGGGCCCGCACCTCCTCCAGGTTGACCATCCCCTACTTAATCCCCGAGGGCAACGAGCCAACGGCTGGCACCAGGGAGTCGTACCCCGTGCCATGGAACGGCATCGGCGCCCGCGGTGTGCTCAACCTGGCCAGCCGGATGCTGTTGGCCTTGCTGCCCCCCACGCAGCAATTCTTCCGCTTCTCACTGGATGAAGCCGCCCTTGCCAAGCAGGGAGTGGGCCCGGAGCAGAAGTCCGAGTTCGAGATGGCCCTCAGCAAGATCGAGCGGGAGGTGCTCAAGTCGATTGAAGCCAGCAACGACCGCGTGGTGTTCCACGAAGCCCTGCTGCATCTGCTGGTCTCAGGCAACGCCCTCCTTTACATCGGCACCGAAGGGCTGCGGGTCTTCCACCTGAACCGCTACGTCTGCTCCAGGGACCCCATGGGCAACCCCTTGGATGCAGTGGTCTGCGAGGAGCTGCCCATCTACAAGCTGCCCAAGAAGGTGCAGGACATCATCAAAGGCGATGAACCCGATGCCTTGAAGGGAATCCTGGATGACCAGGACCCCGTCGCCGGGAAGAAGCAGGAGAAGACCGTCAAGCTCTACACCTACATCGAGTGGGGCGAGAAGACCGTCACCTGGCACCAGGAGGTCCGGGGACAGAAGATCCCTGGCACTGAAGGCAAGTCGCCGTTGGACATCAGCCCCTGGCTGGCCCTGCGCATGACCCGCGTGGACGGCCAGCCCTATGGCATTGGCTACGTCGAGTCAGCTGCCTTGGCCGACCTGCAGACCGCCGAGGTGTTGTCGCAGGCCGTGGCCGAAGGTTCGCTGGCATCCGCCAAGGTGCTGTTCTTGGTCAAGCCCTCAGGCGTCACCAAGGCCGCCGATCTGGCCCGCGCCCCCAACGGCTCATTCGTCACGGGGGACCCCAACGACGTGCTGGCCCTCCAGGTGCAGAAGTCGCAGGACCTGTCGGTTGCCATGCAGGGCAAGGCACAGATCGAAGCCCGCCTGAGCCAAGCCTTCATGCTGGCCGACGTGCGGGATTCTGAGCGCACCACAGCTGAGGAAGTCCGACTGCAGGCATTGCAGATCGAGAACAGCCTGGGCTCCATCTATTCGATCCTGACCACTGAGTTTCAGGTTCCCTACGTCTCCCGCAAGCTCGACATCCTGGTGCGCGAAGGCAAGGTGCCCAAGCTGCCCAAGGATCTTGTAAAGCCAGTCATGACAGTGGGTCTGGCCGCGGTGGGCCGCGGCAACGACCTGGAACAGCTGGTCAGATTCACAACCACCCTGGGCCAAACCATGGGCCCCGAGGCCCTCACCACCTACATCAAGCCCAGCGAGCTGATCAAGCGATTGGCCTACTCGATGGGCATTGACGTCCTTGGCCTGGTGAAGACCGAGGAGGAGTTGGCTTCTGAAGCTCAACAGCAACAGCAGATGGCCCAACAGCAACAGCTGATGAGTTCACCGATGGGTGATCCGCAGAAGCTGGCAACCGCCGCGGCCACCGTGCAAGAAATGCAGGCTGGCCCCGAACAACAACCCACTGACCAACAACCCGTATGACCACGACCCCCCAACTGACCACCCCTGAAGGCATCGAAGGGATGGTGGCCCCAGGCCAGGAGAACCTCCTTGAGGAGTTTGTCCAGGAGCAGGAGGCTGCCAAGGAACCTGAGCTGCTGCTTGGCAAGTTCAAGTCGCAAGACGACCTGGCCAAGGCGTATCAGGAGCTGGAGAAGAAACTGGGCCAGCCGAAGCCAGAAGCCGACCCAGAGCCATCACCAGCTGAAGGCTACTCAGCTGATCAGGCCGTGGGCATTTACGGCGAAGGCCCTGTCTCAGCGCTTAAGGAGAAGGGCATCGACATGGCTGATGTCATGTTCAAGGCCGACCAGGGCCAGGACATCAGCGAGCACTACGACACCCTGGCTGAGACGTTTGGTGTCACCCGGCAGGTGGTGGAGAACTACGTCTCCAAGGCCCAAGGCTCAGCCCCTGCTGAGGCCCCAGGGCTCACTGAGTCCGATGCTGCTGAACTCAAGGCCATGGTCGGCGGCGACGCTGCCTTCGGCAAGTTGAGCCAGTGGGCTGCCAGCAACCTGGAGCAGGGCGAGCTGGCCAAATACAACGCCGTGGTGGACAGCGGCAACAAAGACGCCATCGAGTGGGCCCTCAAGGCCCTGCAGGCGCGGGTGGCCGCACCTGATGCTGTGGTGGAACCAAAGCTCTACGGGGGTGGTGAAGCACCAGCCGTGACCCAATTCCAAAGCCAGCAGCAAGTTCTCGATGCGATGAACAAGCGGAATAGCCGCGGCCAACGCATGTATGACGTGGATGAGGCTTATCGGGACAAGGTGCAGAAGTTGTTGGCAGTTAGCGACGTTTTCTAGTAGCGTTTATTCAGAACGCAACCTGAACGACAGGCCCTTTCAGGAGGACAACCTGTGGCAGTGAAGGAACGAGCGGACTAAAAAACCACTTCTTCATCACTACTAACAATGGCTACTCCTCCTGATGTGGCTCTGAATAGGCTTGGCCAGATCAAAGGCGCCGCTGCCACCTGGGGCCCTGGTGCTGCTGGCCTGGACACCGACCGCGCCTTGATGCTCAAGCTCGGCTCTGCCGAAGTGCTTGATGCCTTCATGACTAACTGCCTGTTCAAAGGCAAGACCCGCGAACGGAATATCCGTGGCGGCAAGTCGGTAGCGTTCCCAATTACCGGCAAGATGGCTGCCCGCTATCACCAGCCCGGTACGCCCATCTTGGGTGAAGGCAACGATCCTTCCGACCTGAATGAGCGGGTTATTTCTCTCGATGCTCTGATGATTGCAGATGCTGCGATCTATCAGCTCGATGAGTTGATGACCTACTTCGACGTTCGCCAGATTTACACCACCGAGCTGGGCCGTGCCCTTGCCTACGAGTGGGATAAGCGTGTCGCCCGCTTGATTTTCGCCGCTGCTAACAACGCCACTGAGCCCCTGGGCAAGACTGGCGCTGCTAAGCCTGCTGGCCCTGCGGACAACCGTGGTCGCATCGGCAAGGTGATCACCCTGGGCACCGACTACACCACTGCTGGCGCAACCCGCCAGGCCAAGGGTGATGCGTTGGTGAACGCCATCTTCGACGCGAAGATCAACTTCGAGAAGAAGGACGTCCCCACTGACGGCATGTATGCAGTCTTCACTCCCGAAGACTTCTATGCCATCACGATGTCCAGCCGGGCAATCAACACCGACTTCAACGGTGGTGGTGGTGGCAACGGCAGCATTGCCGAAGGGAACCACCATGCGCGTTGCGGGTATCCCCATCTACTCCAGCAACTTCATCGAGCAGCCTGCTTACACCCTGAAGGCTGGCGACCACAACGCTGACTACGCCCAGAACCTGAGCAAGTGCAAGGCGCTGATCTTCAACCGCGATGCGGTTGGTGTTCTCACCCTGCTCTCACCTTCCCTTCAGCTGACGGGCGAGGAGTTCCGGGTTCAGTACCAATCTGATTTGCTGGTTGCACGTCAGGCCATCGGGATGGGCGTACTGCGGGCTGAATCTGCCTGTGCAATCGTCGTGCCCTAGGTTCCTAGCGGACAAAGGAAAGCGAGGGGTCAGCTGCAGCTGGCCCCTTTTTTTGTGCCCTCTACCATTAGGGCAACACCCATGTAGCGGTTCTAATGGGCCTGCAGAACCAGACAATCACCCCAGGCAGGACCACCCTCCTGGGGGCTGTGAACACTCTTTTGATGAACGTGGGCGAGATGCCCGTCGATTCACTCAGCAACGTCCAGGTGCAGGACGCCCGGATTGCTGAAGCCACGATCCTGGAGCTGCACAAGGAGGGGCAGACCAAGGGCTGGAGCTGGAACAGCGAGTACGACTACCCCTTCCAGAAGGACGTGGCCACCACCGAGATCGTGGTGCCAGCCAACGTGATGCGCTGGGTGCCGAACCCCTACCAATGGGCCCGGCGTTTTGAGTTGCGGGGGCAGAAGGTCTACGACCGGGAGACCCGTTCCAGCCAGTTTGACGACACCATCACCGAGATCCGGGCGGATGTGGTGTGGTTGCTCGACTGGGACTCCTGCCCGGAGCCCTACAACCGCTACGCCACCATGCGGGCCGCCAGGGTCTTCAGTGCCAGGACCCTGGGCAACGACTCCCTGGTGCGCTTCTCCGCGGCTGATGAGCAGGCAGCACTGACGGAGCTGCAGCGGATGGAGCTGGAGAACAACGAATACAACCTGCTGACTGGTGGCCGGGGCCTGAACCCGTTCCCCACCTACCAGCCTGGCTTTGGCCTGTTGCGCGGGATGCAGGGAGGCCGGGTCATTGGCTGACCTCGTTAGCTACACGATCCCCTCGTTGATCCAGGGGGTCAGCAACCAGCCGGATGCCCAGCGTGATCCAACGCAGGGCGAGATCCAGATCAATGGCGTGTCATCCATTGCCGAGGGGCTGCGGAAACGTGACGGCACCAGGGTGATCGCCAAGGTGTCGGACACCCCATTTGGCGATGCCTTCATCCACAGCATCCTGCGGGACGACAGCGAGAAGTACCTGGCGGTCATCACCAAGACGGCAGTCAAGGTCTTCGACCTGGCGGGCGTCCAGTACACGGTGAGCGCCCCAGGCGGCTACGGCTACCTGGCCAACGTGACCGATGCCCGGCAGCAGATCAGGGCCGCAAGCGTTGCTGATTACACCTTTATCTCCAACACCAACACGGTGACCGAGATGGACCCGGCGTTGGCGCCGCAGGCAACCCGCCCGAGCACATACGAGGCCCTGGTGTGGGTCAAGGCAGCCAACTACGGGCAGGAATACAAGCTTTTCCTGAATGGCACGACGGCAACGGTGACCACTGCCGTGGCCCCGGTGGTGAGCAGCGGCACGACAACAACCGAGAACCGGATCAGCACTGCCGAGATTGCCGAGCAGCTCAAGACGCAGCTGGCATCCGTCACGGCAGTGACCATCACCCGCTCTGGGTCGGTGCTGTGGCTGCGATCAAGCAGCCCGATGACGATTGCTGCATCGGACGCCAGGGCCAATGCCGACATCACGGCAATCCTGAATCAGGTGCAGGCATTCACCGAGCTGCCCACCATCGCCCCGGCGGGCTATCAAGTCGAGATCACGGGCGATCCCGGCAACAACTTCGACGGGTACTACGTCGAGTTCAAGCCGAAATCCGGGACGTTCGGGGAGGGCACCTGGAGTGAGGTGGTC